TAGAAAGAGATGAAGGTGTTAAATATGAAGTATACCATGATCATCTTGGTTATCCTACCTTTGGCATCGGCCATCTTATTACTGATGATGATCCTGAGTGTGGAGCCGCCGTTGGTACAAAAGTCAGTGACGATAGAGTTAAAGAGGCCTTTAGTTCCGATATCGAAACCGTCTTGTCCGATTGTGAGCGACTTTATGAAGACCCTATTGGAGGTAGGTCTTTTGGAGACTTGCCCGAAGAAGCCCAATTAATTATTGCAAACATGATGTTCAATATGGGATATACAAAATTGAGCAAATTTAGAGGCATGAAACGTGGTGTTGATGCAAGAGATTGGACCGCAGCCGCAGCTGAAATGGTCGATAGCAGATGGTATAAACAAGTAACCAATCGTGCTAATAGATTAGTAGAAAGAATGAAAAATGTTAATTTGGGTTGGGGAAGCTCAACTACCCATATGGAGTAAAAAATGAATCGATTTAATCATGTACCCGTGAGTCTGCCAAAATTAGAAACCCAAACAATAAATTACAAGAGATTCTATATTACGCCAGAAGGAGAAGCATATCCTTCCATAACCACCGTTCTTTCTATTCGGAAAAAAGAAGGTTTGATGGAATGGCGTAAGAAGGTTGGTGAGAAAGTTGCTAATTATGTTTCTGGGAAGGCCGCTGCTCGAGGCACTGCCGTTCACCACATGTGTGAAGATTATCTCAATAACCAACAGTTGGATTGGCCAATAGAATTTGAGAAACACAAAAAAAACTTTCTTCCTTGGTGCTTGTTCTCTCAACTAAAAGAGCAAGTGCTACACAATATTACTGATATATATGCACAAGAAGTAGGTTTGTATAGTGATAAATATAAAGTGGCTGGCCGTGCTGATTGTATTTGTAAATATAAGAATGTGCCTTCTGTTATTGATTTTAAAACATCTACACGGGAACGCTCAGATGATTGGAATGAAAACTATTATATACAGGGTTCTGCTTATGCTGAGATGTTTGAAGAAAGAACTGGGATAGAAATCAATCAGATAGTGATTTTGGTTGTAACAGAAGATGGAACAGTTCAAGAATTTATAAAGGAAAAGAGAGATTATTTAGATGCTTTATCAGAAGCAATTGGTAATTGGAGGAAACAAAATGTTTAAAAAATTAAGTATATTTACTGCCATATTAGCTGCAACTTTTTTATTGTCGTTAAATTCTGTAGCACAAGAGTCAGAAGCTCCTGTTAAAAAAATCACAGAAATGCTTTATCCGACAGTAATGGTTGATCTTGGTGAAAATAAGGGGTCTGGCACTATTATTTTTAGTGGTATGCGTCCTCACGAATTTTGGAAAAAAGAAAAGATTTGGACGTTGGTTTTAACCAATTATCATGTAATTTCTGGCGCGGTTTCTATTACAGATGAGTTTGATCCAAAAAAGGGTAAAAATACACAAAAAGAAACCCGCCGGCCTGTTCATATTCGTCTGTGGGATTATAATGATTACAGTACAGCAATCGGCACCACCGGCCGGGTAGCTCGTATTGTAGCATGGGACAAGGGCCGTGATCTTGCTCTTTTGAGACTTGATGATAAAGAACGAAAAATAGAAAATGTCGCAGTTCTTTGGCCAGAAAATGTTGGCGGTCCATATTTATTTCAAGATGTATGGGCAGTCGGTAGTGGTATGGGAAATCCGCCTTATCCAACAGAAGGCCTATTAAGTGGTATTAGCGGTAAGGATGCTCAAGGACGTTCCTTATACCTCTCTAGCGCACCGATTATTTTTGGAAATAGTGGTGGTTCTTTGTGGGCATATAGTAAGACAAGAGAGAAATATGAAATGATCGGCGTTCCTTCAGGCGCTACTGGTTATGGAACAACAAACATTGTATCTCATATTGTTTGGTCTAGACCTGTCTCTGAGATTCGTGCATTTTTAAGAGAAAATGGCTTTGGTTTTATTGTTGGAGACAAGGACGTTCCTAAAGAAGATACGTAAAATGACCGTCACAGCAACAAAAATGGAAGGTTTGAAACATGAAGAAGAGCCTCCTAGTAAAACAGTTAACAAAATGGTTGTTTATCACTTACATTTGTTGGAGTGTATGTGCTGATATCCTTCTACTTGTCGGGATTATTTGGCTGATTTTCTTATAAAAAGGTCTTGACAAAACCTGTTAAATATGGTATTATAAATATAATGCAATTTGATGATACGAATTGAATACAGGACTGGACGGGGCTTCGATGCCCCCACCTCCACCAAATAGAACCCTTGACTTTTGAAATAGTTTCGGGGGTGACTTGGGTTCGACAGGCTGGAATAGATGAGTGGAGAATTGCCGGGTGACTCCGTTATTGGTCAAACACGTTAAATGCCAACGATAATCAGGCATATGAGGATTATGCACTAGCTGCATAATTACTCGGGGTTTTTTGGAGGATTTTGTCCTAGCAACAGAATCAAAATCTTCCATTTTGAAACTGTCATGATAAGGAGATAATTAAATTATGACTACTACGAAGACCCAAGCTACTAAAGTAGTAAATGCACTTGAAACAGGAGCAGAACTTACTGCAAAGCAGATTAGCGCCCGTTATGGTGTTAAGAATGTCCGTGCAGTAATTAGTCGGTTGCGTACAGAAGGTTATTCAATCTTTCTGAACAAGCGGGTAAGTTCATTTGATGGTGAGACTTACTTGAAGTATCGTCTTGGTACTGCACCGCGTTCAGTGGTCGCCGCCGGGCGTCAGGCTCTGCGCGATAACTACTCTTGGTAAGTTAAAGTCCAACAACGGGTGATGCCGTAATACATCCGTGGGGGTCTACGGTTAGCCCCTCAACTTTTAAAAGATAATACATGACTTTGAACACATCAAAAACTTTTACTTTAACTATAGAAAATATCGTTAAAGAAAAAGGTATTACACATATGGATGCTGTTTTGTGGTATTGCGAACAAGAAGGTCTAGAACCTGATGAACTCGGCACTCTTCTTTCAAAGGGTTTGAAAGAAAAGATTGAGGCAAATGCTCGCGAATTGAATTTCCTACCAAAACAAGCACAATTACCGATTTAATAAAATGAATAATTTTACAAAATATCTTTACTACAGTATACTTATCATAATTGCAATAACCATCTACTTTGTGGCTATAGGATCAATAATAGGCATATTAATATTCTCTATTGCAGCGGAGGAGGAGGTGGCGGCCCCGGCGCCGCCAGCACGGGTGGCAGAGGTGAATGCTGCTGATCCTGTAAAGGGTAAGAAGGTTTTTAGGAAATGTGTAGCATGCCATTCCTTACAGGAAGGTAAGAATAAAATAGGCCCGTCCTTATATAACTTACTAGGACGGAAGGCAGGCTCAGTGGAGGGATATAAGTATTCTAAAGCAATGAAAAATTCTGATGTTGTTTGGGATGAGGAATCTTTGGATAAGTTCTTAACCAAACCACGAAAGTTTATTCCAAAAACAAAAATGTTATTCCGGGGTATAAAAAAGAAGTCTTTACGAGATGATTTAATTTCCTTTTTTAAACAATTACAATAACCTATTTAATAAAATGCTCAAAAAGGAGATTGACTTTAGCCCATTTTTATGGTATAATAATATAATAATGACTATATATTCCGTCTATAAAATCACCAATAATATAAATGGCAAATCCTACACCGGGGCTCATGTTACTAAAAATCCAAATGATGATTATATGGGTTCCGGTAAGATTATAAGACAAGCAATAGAAAAGTATGGTAAAGAAAACTTCTCAAAAGAAATACTTTATATTGCTGATACAGAAAAAGAAATGTATGAAAAGGAAAAGGAACTTATAGAGATTGGCCCACGCTCATATAATATAGTGGAAGGTGGCAGCGGTGGTTGGAGTTATGTAAATAGCTTAGGCCCTATATCAGGAGAAACTAAAAAGAAAATAAGTGAAGCACAGAAAGGTGAGAATAGCGCGAGGTGGGGTAAGAAACAATCAGAAGAAACTAAAAAGAAAATAAGTGAAGCAAATAAAGGAAGGCCTGCTTGGAATAAAGGTAAGAAGCATACACAAGCTCAAATCGATAAGAGCGCAGCTGGACATGCTAAAGATTATATCATCACCTATCCTGATGGCCATGAGGAAAAGATTACTAACCTTGCCAAGTGGTGTAGAGAAAATAACTTACACGCTAACTGCCTTACAGCTGTAGCAAAAGGGAAACGAAAACATCATCACGGCTATAAAGTTAGATACGCATAGCTTCGGCAACCAATTTAATAAAATGAAAGATAAATTTTTCATTGCTGCCAGGGCTGTCGCTATGAATTCTCCCGGCGTAGGTCCAAGAAACACATTTAGGCTTGGTGCTGTCCTTGTTGAGAAAAACTCTATATTGAGTGTCGGCAATAATTCCTATAAGACCCATCCTTTAATGGCATACAGAACTAAATGGCCATTCCTTCATGCTGAGCAACATGCTATTATCCGAAGAGGCATTGACAATTGTGAAGGACATGATTTATATGTGGTCAGAATCTTGAAAAATCTTGACTATGCTATTTCATATCCATGTGATGTATGCCGTCAATTGATATCAGATGTGGGTATTCGGAATATATTCTATATAAATGAGACCGGCGAGTATTCTCAATGGAACCGATAGCCATTTTCTTAAAATTATCAATGAGTTGTTGAGCGAATTATAAGAAAAAGGAACTTGACTTTGGACACAAAACAGTGTAGAATACAATTATTAAACTTAATAGAGGAATCAAGTTAATGGAACTAGAAAAGCAAATTGGTTTTTTAGAAAATCAAGTAGAAGAGATGTCAAATCGGATGAAAAATCTTGAATATGATCTCGCAGAAATGAATGTTGAAAATAATCAATTGCGGGAGCGAGTCAAGAAATTAGCGATCCGACCGCCGAGCGCACGACGGACGATTCACCAAACAAGGTCGAATAAACATAAACATAACCATAATTACCAATAATGGATGTAAAAATAATAGACCATATGGGTAGTGACTTATCTGTAGTCAATGCTGCTAGAGTATCATTTGCAAAAGTACATAAGGAATTTAAAGATGATGCAGATACTAAACTCATCCGTTATTTGGCAAAGCATAATCATTGGAGCCCTTTTGGGCATGCTTCTCTCCAGTTTCATATTCATGCTCCTGTTTTCGTTGCTCGACAACTTGTAAAACATCAAGTAGGACTGATATGGAATGAAGTATCTCGCAGATATGTAGATATTGAACCAGAGTTTTATACACCAGAAGTATGGCGTGGTGTTGCTGAAAATAAGAAACAAGGTTCCTCTGAAGAAGAGATTGATATCAATCCTTCTACCGGCACTGGACCTCAAATGGTTGATAATTATCAGCAAGTGTTGAAAAGTGCAAAATGGACATATGAATATTTTTTACGTTTAGGTGTATGTCCAGAACAAGCAAGAATGGTTTTGCCCCAATCCATGATGACTGAATGGTATTGGAGCGGCACATTATATGCATTTGCCCGTGTATGTAATCTACGATGTAAAGATGACGCACAGCTTGAAACCAGAATGATTGCAAATCAAATTGATGAGCAAGCAAAGAAACTATTTCCGGTAAGTTGGGAAGCGCTGCGATGCTAATGGAATTAATAAGCATGCTGATGCTCCTAGTAAGCGTTAGAGTAGGTGGGGTTACTGCCCGCGACCTATACTTCTAGTTATAAGAAAGGAACTTGATAAAAGCAGAAAATTATGGTATATTAATCATACGATTAAATATAAACATACGATAACATACGATAATATAAGGAGATATATACATGTCGTTAGCTACGTTAAAAAAGTCTAATTCGTTAAGCAAACTGCTCGGTGCCGCCGAGGAGGAAACCAAATCCCTAGATAAGAAGTCTTATGTAGATGAGCGTTTATGGAAGCCAGAGCTTGATAAAACAGGTAATGGTTATGCCGTTATTCGTTTCTTGCCAGCAGTAAAGGGAGAAGATTTACCTTGGGCAAAGGTCTGGAGCCATGCGTTTCAGGGCCCCACAGGCCAATGGTATATTGAGAATTGCCTTACTACTCTTAGTCAAAATGATCCGGTAGCAGAAATGAATTCTGCATATTGGAACTCTGGTATTGAGTCTGATAAGGAAATTGCTCGGCGTCAGAAGCGTAAACTGCAATACTTCGCTAACATTTATGTTGTTAGTGATTCAAAGCATCCAGAAAAGGAAGGTAATGTATACCTATTCCGTTTCGGGAAGAAAATCTTTGATAAGATCATGGAAGCTATGCAGCCTGCTTTTGAAGATGAAACGGCAATTAATCCGTTTGATTTTTGGGAAGGTGCGAATTTTAAACTGAAGATTCGTAAAGTAGATGGCTATTGGAATTATGATAAGTCAGAGTTTAGTGCGCCATCTGCCGTGTTAGATAATGATGATGAGATTGAAGAGTTGTGGGGTAAGCAGTATCCTCTTACGGAGTTTTCTGCGGCTACTAACTTCAAATCTTATGATGATCTCAAGAATCGTCTAAATGCGGTTCTTAGTGGAACAACTATGGTTGGTACTGTGGAGGATGAGGATATCCCTTTTGAGTCGGCGGTTACTGTCGATACAAAAGAGGAACCTGCTCCTAGTATTGAAGTAGCCGCAGATAATGAGGAAGAAGATACCTTGTCCTACTTTGAAAAGCTCGCTGAAGCCGAGTAGTAATAATAGTTACGACAATGCAGTCTAGGCGGCCAATATAATTGGTCGTCTAGCTGCGATTCCATTATTAACATAGTTGGTGGTTGGGGCACTAACAACATTACCACCTGTGTTAATTGATGTAATTCCACCACCACCGGCACCACCGACCATACCTCTTTGTATGCCTGCTTGCTGCATCTGTGCGGTTCTCTGAGCATTCATTACTTGTCCACCACCAGAAGGGATTATTATTTCTGGCCCAAGTTCACCAACCATTATCGGCTGACCGCCTGGGAAGGTTCCGCCTTTTGCAAACCCCATAGTGCTCAGTATGGATAACATATCTTCTGGGTCCATGACACTTTTAAACAAAGAACCAACACCCCATCCAAGATCGCCTACAGAATCATAAAGTGAGTGGGCCATTTTCATTCTGGCTTTTTCACTTCTTCCTTTCTTTTTTTCCGCCAGCTTTGCAGCTGCAAGGGGATCGACTTCGGCAACTTCTGCCTTAGTAAACCAATTTTTTATAATATAATCAAAGGGGTTTTTAATAAACTCTAGTAACCCTGCTGGTATAATCTTTTCAATTATTTGATCAAACAAACTCTTTTTGCTAGTGTCAAGCGTTGTTTTTTTAATAATACTTAGAGTACCTCCAGCTGCTATAGCGCCGGTTCCTGTTACTGCGTCTGTCGCAGATTTCCAACCTATCATT